ATGGCGAAGGCACTCGTGTGCTTGTACAAGTGAATAATGACTTCACATACAATGGCGAATCCGTGGAAGAACTCGAAGGTAAGCTGTCGCAAGATGGCAAACTCGCAGTCTGGAAATGGGAAATGCCGAAAGAAACCAAGCCAGCACAACCAAGCGGAGATCTTGAAACACAACCAGTGGCCACAGCTACATCACAACCCTTAATCTAGTAAAAGGGGTGGTGACAGATTGAGTTTGGCAGATCTAATCGCACACCTTGGGCCAACACTTACAGCAGTTGCTTCTGGCTGGTTCGGCATGAAGGCTGTCACTGCTTCCAATCTCAGTAAGAAACAATTTGATGAAATCAAAGATGAGTTAGGCTCTATCCAACACGCTGTGGAAACCGTCCAAGAAGTTGGCGAGGACAACAACAAGAAAATTAATGAAGTAAACGAAAAATTAGCAGTACACGATGAAGCGCATCTAGTCACGATGTATTTAAGGCTAGAGCGTGATATCAGTACAGCTATTAAGCGTGGATACACCACGGTACACGAGAGTGACATTATACACAAAATGCATAAGAGTTATAAAAAACTCGGTGGTAATGGGTATATTGACGCTCTCTATAAAAAATATAATAATTTAGATGTGAGGGAACAACTATGAAAATTAACTGGACAGTACGTTTTAAAAACCGTGCATTTGTAACACGATTCGCACTTGCTTTAGTATTGCCTATCTTGGCATACTTTGGCATTAAATTCGAAGATTTGACAAGTTGGGGCGCAGTATTTGCTCTACTTGGTAAATTCGTATCAAACCCTTATCTTGTAGGTTTGACAGTGTTCAACGCTTTGAATATCGTGCCAGATCCTACAACGACAGGGCTTGGAGACAGCACACGAGCGCTTGACTACGATGAGCCAAACGCTGATTAAGAAGCTAATTCTTAAATTAACAATCTTTTTGCTAGCCACTGCCTTTTTCTGGGTGGTGGCTTTTGACTTTAGAAAGGAGCAATAAATGGCTACTTTAAATGATATTTTGGGATATGCAGAAGGGTTAGCAGATGCTGGCACTGGTGTATCTATGAGCCAATGGGGGATGCAATGCGCTGCACTACCGAATGCAATCTCTACTTACTTTTTTGGCAAAACCCTCTGGGGCAATGCTATTGATCTACTCAATTCTGCCCGTGATTTAGGTTATGAGGTTGAATATAACCAAGAGGGCAATCTGGACAGCAAGCCACGGGCTGGTGCTGTATTCGTCATGGATACGACATACATCTACGGCCACAGCTACGGTCACACAGGTCTAGTCACCGAAGATAGTGACGGTTATACCATGCGGACGATCGAGCAAAACATTGATGGCAATGCAGATAGCTTATACGTAGGTGGACCAGCACGATATAACACCCGTGATTTTAACGGTATTGTAGGTTGGTTTTACTTCCCAGTTGATGGTCAACCGGCACAAGTAGAACCTATCACACCATCAGAGCCTCTTACGGTTGACTCTAATAGATTCAACCCAGAAGCAGGCACATTCACAGTCGAAGTATCGGCTCTTAATGTACGGTCTTCTGCTGGGCTTGCTGGTGAGATTGTGGCAGCTTATACCGCTGGCCAAGAAATCAATTACGACGGTTGGTTAGATAACGATGGATATATCTGGATCACGTACATTGGAGCTTCTGGAAATCGTCGCTATGTAGCAGTCGGTCAATCAGAGAATGGGCAACGGATTACAGACTTCGGCTCATTCTCTTAAAACAAGGAGGATTTAATGGCATTATTAAATTCTACGAATCTAAAGCAATTTGAAGGAGGGGCAGTCGTCAAGCAAGGAGACTCTGCCTCTCTATTTGGTTATGAGCTATTGGACGAACGATGCAAGCCTGTTAATGAGTTAAATGGGCAAAATGCAACTGTTAGAATCTACAATTCGAAAGGCAAGTTCACATTTGAAAGCCTTGTCGAGAAATCAAAAGTGAATTTCAAACTTGAAAAAGTTTTGCCAATCGGAACATATCTGGTCGAGATCGTGTGTGGTGGCTACATTTTCCCAAGTGATCGCTCAACACGCTTGGATATTACCCATTCAGCGGACGAATTTACAAGCGAAGAAGTCCTATCGCTTGTAAGAAATGATGTCAAAACAGAAATCGATAAGTATATCGCAGCACATCCAAATGGGCCACAAACAGAAGAATTGCCAGATTTGACTACACTTTATAATTTAGCTAAAATTTGAAAGGAAGAAATATGACTTTAAATACAGAGAAACTAACATCTTTTGCTCAAGCAGTCGGAAAGGATATCAAGGAAATCAAGTCCACGCTTGCAAACAAAGCTGAAAAATCTGAAGTCGGTCAAGGTGGCATCACTCAGCAACAACTGGACACGGCTATTCAAGGGGTTAAAACAGCAATTCTTGGTGAAGGTGTACCAGAGGAATTAGACACACTCAAAGAAATCGCAGACCGTATTGCTAACGGAGCCGGATCAACAGATCAGGCGATTGTATCTAAAATGACTGAATTGGGTCAGAAATTTACTGACCTAGAAAATACCGACTTCGTACAGATTTATACGGCAGCCAAAAATACCCTCTAAGGAGGTGAAGCATGGATAAACTAAAGAAAGCGATCGAACAAATCGGCCGTGATATTGGAAAGTTACAAGCCGATAGTTTGACAACCCCCACAGCGTACAGTCTATTCCCGACGTATGCCACGCTACAATCTCAAATGACCAACAACATTAGAGACAAGCACGTAGAACTTGGCCTAGATGCTCTGATTAACACCAAATTGCAAAATGGCGGTGACCCGTTTGTTACGCAATCAAAATTGCCAATAATTGACACAAGTCAACTTGCAAGTAAGAATGATCTGGAAGAGCTGAAACGCTCGGTCGGTTCTGCTAGTGGTCCTGGCGTTGGTACAGTATTCGGGGATAATTACCCATACGATGGTGATAATATCACAACTCTTAAAAATATCCCAGTCGGATCTGTATATGTCGATCGACTACGCAAGAACGGCGCTCTTAAATGGATTAAGACTAAAATGTATACTGAGACTTCTACTCGTGATCAAGTAAAAACTTGTTGGCGAGTATTGTTTGGCGATACTGGAAATGTTAAAATGCCGATGACAGGTTCTCTTCTAAACACTTCAACACTTACATTCCGTCGTATTAATAATATGGTTGAATTAACTTGGGGAGGATTATCTTGGGGATGGTTCGGTATCAAACGTCGTGGTGCTGATGGATATGTCGATCATCCTTCAAACAGAGAAAAATTCGTAACAATTATTCGGTCAGGGAATATTAAATCAGGCTTCGTTCCTACTGGATCAAAACTGGGGTACATGATGAATGACGCAGGTATTACTCAAGGAACGTTCTATGTTTCTGGTCGTACAGACGGCAGTCATGTTCGATTGCAGTTTTTAAATGACGTGCCAACAGATCGAGACATCGGAGATTTACGATTCACGAATATGACCTATATCACAGACGACCCTTGGCCAGAAACGTTACAATAAAACACACACCCTCCCATTACGGGAGGGCTTTTTTTGTGCGCTGAAACTAGTTCCAGAATAAAAAAATCTTTAATTATTTTGATAAAAAAGCATTGACAAACTATCATACATAATATATAATGAATATGTAAGATAAATAAAGGAGAAATCAAAATGAAATCACAAGTTATGAGCCTAGCATGGAAGATCTTCAAAAACGAAAAGAACGATGTAACTTTCTCAACTGCATTAAAATTGGCTTGGAAGACTGTTAAACGCCAATACATGGCAGATGATTTCTATTTCTTCCGTTCTTCAAATGTTAAATTTCAAGGTGTCAAGAAATGGTTCGCTGAAAAAGAATTTTATGGACGCAACAAGAAAGATTTAGCCTTCATGTCTGTTACTGCGATCAGTATTAAAGATTTAGTTGAAGAAACTGAAAAAGCCGTTAAACTTGAAATCGTAACACCTTACGGAATTTCTACTAAATGGTATCCAAAGAGCGTACTCGCTTAATTTTAAAATAAAAAGGAGAAATAAAATGGAAATCAATAATGATATCAAAGGCTTAATTTTGGAATATGTGGGGCGGTATTTCCGCTATGAAAATGACTTCTACCGTCTTCCTAATATCAAATTCACGGACGCTAACTGGCAGAAATTCAAGAATGGCGAAACTTCTATCGAGAAGATGGGAGCATCAAGGGTTAATGCCATGCTAGATTGCTTATTTGAAGATTTTGAATTGGCAATGATTGGGAAGGCTCAAACTCACTATTATTTCAGCAATTCGCTTAAAATGAATATGACGTTCCATGCTTACTATGACCAATTCAAAAAACAACAACTCCTAAAATGGATTGAGAATAGCCGTGACGATATCATCGGGGGAACTGGCAGAATGTACACAGCCGGCGGAAATTGGATTGCTAATGCTTATCTTGAGGTAGCCTTAGAAAGTAGCGAAGTCGAGGACGGTTATATGCTTCAAATGCGATTCAAGAATTATTCTCAAGACCCTAGACCAATACCAGCGGGCCGTCAAAATCGCCTTGAATGGATTGAAAAGAATTTAGAGAATATACGATAATTCAAAATAAGCCACCTCAAAGGTGGCCTTTTTTCTGTTATAACGGCAATTTCAAAGATTGTCTATTATAACGGAAATAAAAAAGCCCTCGGGCTCGTTCTCTCAATTATGCGGGCAATGAATACGAAATTGAATACGTCTTTTTTTAATTATCGAAAAATGACGGAAACGATATTTTGATAAAGTACGCGTTTTTTAAACGTTTGAGAACGTATGAAGATTTGATGGCAACCACAGATTGTTTTTGGTATAAATAAAGTATTTTTTTATCAAAAAAGCGATGATTGTATAATCATCACTTTTCTTTTTTAAACCGATTAGCGTATTCTGTCATTTTAATTGCGTGTTTCAAACGCATATTCATAATATCAGAGATACCGTTCTTATATTTATCTACAGCTTGGGTGGATAATCCACAATTTTTACTAATAGAATAGGCTGTGTCATTTTCTAGTAGCCATTTAATAGCATTGATATCAACTAACATATTTACCTCACAAAAAACCAAATGATTATTATGATCAACAAAAAAACTAAAACAAACTGAAGTTTTTCACTAGCTGTGGTTTTTCTTACTTTAAATTTTACTTTCATCACGATACCTGTTATAATTAAAGCAATCCCCCACGAGGGGGCGGATAGTGATCGTTCACTATCCGAATTCGATGTGCCACTCAATACTAATGACGAACAAGTTTATTTTTACCACTAGCTTATTCGTCTTAGCCTTGATTGGCTTTTTTCTTCGCCTTAACATTTATTTTTCCTTTCTTTAGTTTCCTTGTCTAAGGTTTCCTCCTTAACCTTATGTATTAATTATACAACTAAAGTTGTATATAGTCAAGAGATTTTATTAACTTTTTTTTAAAAAATAAAAGATTTTTTCCTATTTAATAGCTTCCTTTTGTGTCTATACAAAAATTAAACTTGAGCTTTATTTGGAACTATGCCAAACTGGCAATGTGGCGATGAAGTTGTTGAGTTTTAGAACCAGACCTAAAAACAGACCCAAAATGTAACGTAGGTTGATAAATTAACCTTTGTCAGACTCCCACCGGCTCCATATATCTATTAGAAACAGCGAGTAATCGGTGTTTTTTTATTAAGGATAGCCTCTTCCGGTTTTTTACTTATTGTGTTGGATTGGGTTCTACCTATTTTTTAGTTGACAGGGGTCCTTCTTTTCCGTATAATGGATACTAGTTNTTCTAAAGTTTTCTAAAACTTTCTAAAACGTTGTAAATACAACGTTTTTTGCTTTATACTTTCTATTCCTTTTTGAACCTTTTTGAAACTGGCAGACCCAAAAACAGACCCTTTTTTGTCCAAAGGGTCTGTTTTTATGTTATTTAATTAAAAGTCAATATAGTTTGCGAATTTCTCACCAATGTCATCTTTGGCCTCTCTTGTGATGTGAGTATAGATGTTCATGGTTGTTTTCAGGTCTGAGTGCCCAAGTCTGTACTGGACCTGCTTGAGTGTCATACCAGCTTCAAAACATAGGCTGGCATGTGTGTGGCGGAATCCGTGGATCCGAATCGGACGCATATCCGAATCTTTGACAATTTGTTGTAGCCATTTCCGTGGTAGTGTTCCTGGTATTGGTTTTCCAAATTCATTTTCAAAGATATAAGTAGTAGTAGGATTCATTTCTCTCAACTCAGTAAGGAGTTCACTTGTCTTTTTGTCCAAACTGATCAATCGGTTACTACTTTTGTTTTTTGTAGCACCGACGGATTCCCCGTCAAATCCTCTCGTAATGGCTTTGTTTATACTCAGAGTGTTATTGGTCCAGTCTTCCCATTTGAGGGCTAAAACCTCCCCTTTTCGAGCCCCTGTGAAGGCTAGAAGACGAAAGAGGACTTTCTTTCTCAGTTCATCTGTTTGGTCTACTAACTCGAGGAAAGATTTTAGCTCATTTTTGTCATAAAAATCACTATCTGTATCTACTTGCTTTCTGACAAGTGTCGTCACACTCTCAACCGGATTGGTTGAGATGTATCCATGTCTGATAGCGTATTTACATATGTTATTCATCAGGCCTTTCATCTTACGGCCATAGACTAACTTCTTAGACCAGGAATTGACTTGTTCTTGAAGCTGAAGAGGAGTGAGAGAAGATATTTTTTGATCTCCTAAATTCGGATAAATATGATTTTTTATATTCCGTTCGGTCTTGATGTAGGTGCTATCCTGTACTGTGTCAGCATATTCCTTGAGCCATTTTTCAGCGACTTCCTCGACAGTGATTTCCTTGACAGTGATTTCTTCGATATTTTCACGGTCAGTTTGAAGTTGGAGAAGTGCTGCTCTTGCCTTGGCTTTCGTCTGGAAGCCCTGACGCTTTACATACTTGTCCTTTCCATTTTCTTTACCGACATAGATCCTGAATTTATAGGCAGTGTCGCCATTTTTCTTTTTATAAGATTTTATTTCCATTGCGTTTTACCTCATTTCTTGATAAAATGGGCATAAGAAAAAGACCTTTTGAATGGCTTTTCTTACACTGTAATCCTCACACTCAATTTTTGGCGAAGGCGAGTGTGGGGATTTTTGTTATTTCTTGTTAATTAATCATCAAGCAATCTTATGAAGTCATTTTCTGTCATAATTTCAATATCATGACCTTTTTCAAGCAATGATTGTGCTTTCTTCATTTTACTACTTAGACCGTCTACACCGACCACACGCCAATCTTGTTCACCGACAACTAGAATATTTGTATGATTAGTGACACCTTTTTCTGGGACTCCACCAACAAGTGCTACCGCTTTGTTAGCTTCTTTTCTGGTCATTCTCTCTAATTTTCCAGTAAAACAAAAGTACAATCCGTAGAAATAGTGGTCTGGGTCCATTGCTGCTTTCTCCTCATCTGTAGGAGTATAGATGAGATTATCTTTGTACTTAGCGTCTTTTTTTCTCTTAAAACCACGCTGGCCAAGTAGACCTGCCTTGTCATAACGATACTCTTTTAAAAAGTCATTGAGATCAGAAAAAGAATTGGCTGATAATAGGTGATCTAGAATTAAACCACTAGCTTTCGCATCAGACAAAGCATTATGATGGTCTAATTGGATATTCAATGCTTTCGAAAGATTTTTTAACTTATAATTTAATTGTCCTGGCATAGCAACTTTTGCAAGTCTATACGAACAAATATATTTTATATCGTCATAATCCAACTGATATTTATTGTAAACATCATTCAAGGCTCCCATATCAAATTGGGCAAAGTGGGCTACAACTATATCAGAACCAATAAAATCGACAATCGCCTTTCTCACTTCTGGGAATGTAGGTGAATCAAGAACATCTTCAGGTGTAATGCCATGAATGAAAATATTGAAATCATCAAATTCTTCTTCTGGATTGATTAAGGTATAGTAAGTATCAACGATAGTTCCATCTTGAAACTTTACCAAACCGATTGAACAGATACTTCCTCTGAAATCATTAGCAGTTTCAACATCTAAAGCAACGTACGAGTAAGACATATGAGTCTCCTTTCATTCGACTAATGCTAAGTATTCCTCTTGAACCATAATTTCATTTGTTATAGTTCTCAGATTATAGTAAGACATGAATTGTATGTAATCAAACTCTCTAGGGTCTTCTAGATTATCTAGTGCATCTTTTACAAGATGATGGATCATATTCCTATCAGCTTCATTCTCACATCGTAGACGAGCGTTCTGGTACTCTGAGCGTGTGTGGTCCTTGTGTCCCAGTTCATGCAATAGTACCTTAACTCTCTCTTTTTTGTTGAGTTTACTCGATAGGAAAGCTGTATTAGTTTCTTGTTCATAAAATCCGAGTTCATCCGGCATTAAATCTCCATCAAAATCGATAATACGAACTTGATAATGGCTTATAATTTCTTTTTCGGTCACTAAGCAGTACCTCTAATCACCAGCTTCTTTTAGATAACCTTCAATAATGGACTGTATGATTTTCTTCTTTTCATCTGTTAATTCTCGACCACCGAACATCATGACATTAGATGCCATTTCTTCAACATTTAGCGGCTTCCCTTGCCAAGTATACTCTTTTGGATCACCAGCTATAGAAGGATTATCTGTGCGTCCCAAGAGGTAGTCGGTGG